ATGGTTTTGGCCGGTGCGATGGGCGTGCCCCGCGCTCCGGACTCGGTGCCGGCGGAGAGCTGTAACGCGCTTGGTTCGAGCGACGCGTTTGACGGGTTTGTGGCCGGTCTCGACCGGGATTGGGCGTTTACGGCGCTTCCCGGACAGAGGCCGCCAGAGGGCGACTGGCGGACGTGGCTGATCATGGGCGGGCGCGGATCCGGCAAGACGCGGGCGGGCGCCGAATGGGTGCATGCGCTGGCGTGTTCGGCCGGAGAGCGATCCAATCTCCGCATCGCGCTCGTGGCGGAAACGCTGGGTGATGCCCGCGAGGTGATGGTGGATGGGGTGTCCGGCGTCTGCCGGATTGCGGTACGGCACTGGCCGGAATTCGAGATTTCACGCAAACGGCTGGTCTGGCCAAACGGCACGGTGGCGCAGATCTTTTCCTCCGAAGATCCGGAAGCCCTGCGCGGGCCGCAGTTTCATTATGCGTGGTGCGACGAGATCGGCAAATGGAAGCATGCGCAGGAGACGTTCGACATGCTGCAGTTCGGCCTGCGGCTGGGACGCGATCCGCGTCAGCTGGTGACGACGACGCCGAGACCTGTGCCGGTGCTGAAACAGCTGATTGGCGACCCGGCCACGCGGCTGATCAAGATTTCCACTGCCGGTAACGCCGGCAATCTGGCGCCGGGCTTTATCGCGGCGCTGGAGCGACGCTATGGCGGGACGAGACTTGGTCGCCAGGAACTTGGCGGCGAGCTGATCGAGGATCGCGACGATGCGCTGTGGAAGCGCGCCGATCTCGAAGCCTGCGTGACGCGGTTTACCGGGGTCTTGCGGCGCATCGTGGTGGCGGTCGATCCGCCCTCAGGATCGGGCGAAAACTCCTGCTGCGGCATTGTCGTGGCGGGTGTCGAGGCCGCCGAGGGTTTAGCCGGCCGGGCGGTGGTGCTGGCCGACTGTTCGGTGACCGGCCAGACGCCGGGCGGCTGGGCGAAGGCCGTGGTGAAGGCGTATTCGCGGTTTTCGGCCGACCGCGTCGTGGCCGAGGGCAACCAGGGCGGCGACATGGTGCCGGCGATGCTGAAAAGCATCGACGCCAACCTGCCGGTGACGGTGGTGCATGCATCCCGCGGGAAGTTTGCCCGCGCCGAACCGGTCGCCGCCCTCTACGAGCAGGGACGGGTGGTGCATGCGGGACGGTTTGCGGAGCTGGAGGACCAGATGTGCGATTTCGGTCCCAACGGACTGTCATCGGGACGCTCGCCGGACCGGCTGGATGCGCTGGTCTGGGCGCTGACGGCGCTTGTTTTGGACGGCCAGGGCGAGCCGCGGGTGAGGGGGATTTGAGCCTAGGCCCGGTGTGGCGCTTCTGGTGGACCGCGCAACGAAAAGCGGCCCGGATAGGGCCGCTCAAGCGTTCTATATCTGACAGTCGGCTACTGCCAACAGTTGCAATTCAGCTTTTGGCCGGCACAGCCGGAGCGCTGTCGCGCATCTGCTTCCATTCGGATTCCATGCGCTCGAGGACGTGCTGCGGCACCGATTTCGTGGCGGCTGTCTGGGCGGTCTGCTGCATCATCATGATCTCCGGATTGTGCGCTGCACCATCATGGTGGTGCGCCCCTATGAACGTCGCATGGTTGGATTGGTTCCACATCCTTACTCCGAAGTAAATCGTCACTAACAGACTAAAACGATTTAGTTTTTTCTAAACCGATTGAAACCTTCGAACGCGGTAAAGGGGTAGGATTAACATGGGATACGAGCGCAGTATTTTCTTCGATCGCGTGCGCCGGAACCCGTTCAGCGGGCGGTTGGCAAGTGGTCAGGTGGCCGGGTTGGCTGCTGTTTTGGAGGCATGGGAGGCGCGCAACCCCATCGAAGGCGCCGCGGCGCTTGCCTATGTGCTGGCGACCGCATTTCACGAGACGGCCGCGACGATGCAGCCGGTGCGCGAAACGCTGGCCAAGAGCGACCAGCTTGCGGTAATGCGGCTGGAAAGCGCTTACAGCGCCGGCCGGCTGCGGACGGTGAAGACGCCGTACTGGCGGTACGATGCCGATGGCCGGACCTGGCTGGGGCGCGGGCTCGTGCAACTGACCCACAGGCGCAACTACCAGAAAATGTCGGCGCTGACAGGGATCGATCTGGTCACGGCACCTCATCGCGCCATGGAGATGGATGTGGCAGTAAAAATCCTGATCGAGGGCATGCGGGCCGGCAGTTTCACCGGCCGCAAGCTCGGCGATTATTTCGGCCCTGGGAAATCGGACTGGGTCGGGGCGCGAAAAATCATCAATGGCAATGACCGGGCGGCGCAGGTGGCGGGGAACGCGAAAGCGTTCGCGGCAGCGCTGCGGGACGATGCGGCGATGGCGGCCTGAACGTCTTCAGAGGGAATTGATCCCGGATCGAGTGAAGGATGAAACGATGAGATTTCCATTCCGGCTTCCTGGGCTTTCCCGCATCGCGCCGCCTCAGGAAACCAAGGCGACGTCGGGGCTATCGTCGGGCTTTGCGATCGTATCTGGCGATGGCGCGGCGCACTGGTCCGGGCGGTCCTATGCGGCTCTGGCAAAGGCCGGGTTCATGAAGAACCCGATCGCCTATCGGGCCATGCGGATGGTGGCCGAAGCTGCCGCCGCCGTGCCGTGGCTCGCCTATCGGGGGACGAGCGAGGCAGCCGATCATCCGGCGCTGGCGCTTCTGGCACGTCCGAACGGCCGCCAGAGCGGGCCGGATTTCTTCGAGGCGCTGTACGGGCATCTGCTTTTGTCCGGCAATGCCTATGTGGAGCCGCTGGCGCTTGGCGGCGACCTGCGGGAACTGCATTTGCTGCGGCCGGACCGGGTGAGCGTCGTCGAGGGGCGCGACGGCTGGATTGCGGCCTATGATTATCGCGCCGGGCAGGTGACACGGCGGCTTGCCGTCGATCGTGACGGGCCGGGGCTGCTGCACCTGAAGCTGTTTCACCCGCTCGACGACCATTGTGGCCTGTCGCCGCTGGTGGCGGCTGGCGCAGCGCTCGACCTTTCCAATGCGGCGGCGGGCTGGAACAAGGCGCTGCTCGACAATTCCGCAAGACCGTCCGGCGCGCTGGTCTACCAGCCGAAGGACGGCGGCAATCTTTCCGCGGATCAGTATCAGCGGCTGAAGGACGAACTGGAGGCGGGCTATTCGGGGGCGGTAAATGCCGGCCGGCCGCTGCTTCTGGAAGGCGGGCTGGACTGGAAGGCGATGGGGCTTTCGCCGAAGGACATGGATTTCATCGAGGCGAAGAACGGTGCTGCCCGCGACATTGCGCTGGCGCTCGGCGTGCCGCCAATGCTGATCGGCATTCCCGGTGACAATACCTATGCCAACTACCAGGAGGCCAACCGCGCCCTTTACCGGCTCACGGTGCTGCCGTTGATTGCCCGAACGGCCGCAAGCTTTTCCGCCTGGCTTTCGGATACGCTCGGGGAGGGACTTCGGCTGGAACCGGATCTCGACCGGGTGGCCGGGCTGTCGGCCGAGCGTGAGGCGCTGTGGGCGCGGATCGGTGCTGCAGCCTTCCTGACCGAGGACGAGAAGCGCGAGGCGGTGGGTTATTCGGCGTGATTGCCCGATCGCGGCGCAAGGTGTAATTTGTAATACGGTGTATTACAGATGGAGATCGTCATGGCAGACGCCAAATCCGAAAAGCCCGCTCTCTCGGACCCGATCACGCTGCGCGTGCCGCAGGACATTCTCGACGATATCGAGAAGATCGCCGAAACCTCGGATCGCAGCAGAAGCTGGGTGATTGTCCGGGCGCTGAAATATTATCTGATGGCGGAGGGGAATGAAATACTCAGCATCCGTCGCGGACTGGCGGATATCGAGGCGGGGCGGACCGTGGATGCGGAGAAGTTCTTCGAAGAGCTCGATCGTCTCAACCGCGAGGATGCTGCCTGATGAAGGTCACCCTCTCGGAGGAGGCGATACGCTACGTCCAGAGGGAACGGGCTTACTTGGCCCAGTTCGGGCGGCGGACTGCCGTCGCGTTTTCGGATCAGATCAAGCGAACGATCCGGCTCATTTCCGAGCAGCCGCGTGTCGGCACGATGGTTGCTCCGGTCGAGGGCATCAGGCGGTTCGTCTCAACGCCCTACCACGTCGACTATGTCATCCAATCCGACCGGGTCCTGGTCGTCTCTGTCATGCATGCCAGGCAAGCCTCGTCGGCCCTTGACCATGATGACGATGACGGTTTCGACTGAGCTTTTCCGAGTTGTCGGCGCTTGAGCCTGCTCGACTCAACTTCTCAAACCCCTGACTTAACTCGTCAACGCTGTCTCTCAAGCGATTCAGGGGATTGATGAAAACCTGAAGGCCTCATGTGGCGCGTGAAGATGCGCGAGGCCCTGGCGGTTGCGGACGGATATCCGCTTTCCGGCTGACACTCTCAACATAACCCAGAAAGTTTAACGATGGCTGACCTTGGGCACGATCCGGGAACGCTTGGCGTGTGGGCTGCGCGGACCGCAGGTGCGGTGGCGGGTGCGGGCGTTTCGCTGGTCTATCTCCTGCCGAAAAGCGGGCATGAGGCGGCGAGCCGGTTTCTGACCGGGGTGGCCTGCGGGCTGATCTTCGGCGGGCCGGCCGGGCTTTGGCTGATGGCACGGTTGGGGATCAGCGGGGAGCTTCCCGAGCCGGAGACCTTGCTGGCGGGATCGGCTGCCGCCAGCCTTTCGGCCTGGTGGGTGCTGGGCGCGCTGTCGCGCCTAGCCGAGCGATACGGGCGGCGTAGGGAGTAAGGCGATCCCGACGACGAACGCCTTCCGCCGCGGGCGGATGGGTTCGACAGGTTCAATGACATTGCAGGAGATTCCGATGCACGCTGACCGCGGGCAATGCCCACCCATGCGCCCGAATGTGCGCAAATTCGCCAATCTGGAACTGGCCGGCATTGCCGGCGACGGCACGTTTTCCGGTTATGCCAGCGTGTTCGGCGAGGTCGATCTCGGTCGTGACCGGATCGAACGGGGGGCGTTTCTCTCCTCGCTTGTCGAACGCGGCGCACCGGGGGTGCGCATGCTTTATCAGCACGACCCGAACGAGCCGATCGGCGCCTGGAAGACGATCCGCGAGGATGGTCGCGGGCTTTACGTCGAGGGCGTGCTGTCGCCCGGCGTGGCCCGATCGAGGGAAGTGCTGGCGCTGATGAAATCCGGTGCGCTGGACGGGCTCTCGATCGGCTTTCGAACCGTACGGGCCCGCACCGACGCCAAGACGGGGGTGCGGCGCATTCTCGAGGCGGATCTTTGGGAAATCTCCGTCGTGACCTTTCCGATGCTGCCATCGGCACGGGTGTCCGACGTCAAGCATCAGCGCTTCTTCCGCGACCGCGAGACGGAGCTCGTTCGCCAGATGCGGCGGGCGGCGAAGCTGATGTGGAGATCGTCGTTCAGGCAGAACAAGGCTTAATGGAGAAGGACAGGACATGATGACGGGACATGTGCAGGGAAGTGGCGCCGTGGCGCCGGAAGTGAAAGCCGTACCTGAGACGGTGACGGCGGCGCTCGACGAATTCATAGAGGCGTTCGAGGCGTTCAAGGACGTCAATGACCGAAGGCTCGGCGAGATCGAGCAGAAGCTGACCGCCGATGTGGTGACCCGCGACAAAGTGGACCGCATCAACCGGGCGATGGACGACCAGAAACGGGTGCTGGACCAGCTGGCGCTGAAGAAGGCGCGACCGCCGCTTGGTGGAAGAAGTGGCTACGGCCAGAGTGCCGAGCTTTCGCCTGAGGCGATGGAGCACAAGGCGGGGTTCGACGCCTATATCCGTCGCGGCGAGGATTCGGGACTGCGCGAGCTGGAGGCGAAGGCGTTCTCCGTCGGGGTCGGCGCCGATGGCGGCTATCTGGTGCCGCCGGAGACTGACACGGAAATCGGCCGCCGCGTGTCCGTCGTGTCGCCGATGCGGGCGCTGTCGACCGTGCGCACCGTCTCGACCTCCGTCCTGAAGAAACCGTTCTCGACGACGGGTCTCACCACCGGCTGGGTGGCGGAAACGGCGGCGCGGCCGCAGACCAACACGCCGCTTCTGGCCGAACTCGCCTTCCCGACGATGGAACTCTACGCCATGCCGGCCGCCACCCAGGCGCTGCTTGAAGACGCGGCTGTGGACATGGAGGCGTGGATCGCCGGCGAGGTGGACATCGTGTTTGCCGAGCAGGAGGGCGATGCCTTCGTGCGCGGTGACGGGGTCAACAAGCCGAAGGGCTTTCTCGCCTATACGGCTGTCGCCGATGCGAGCTGGGCCTGGGGCAGTCTCGGCTATATCGCAACCGGCGTTGCCGGCGGCTGGAAGGCGACCAATCCCTCCGACACGCTGGTCGAGGTGATCTACGCGCTCAAGGCCGGTCACCGTCAGAACGGCACATTCATGATGAACCGCAAGGTGCAGGCCGATATCCGCAAGTTCAAGGATGTCGACGGCAACTATCTGTGGCGGCCGCCGGCAAGTGCGGGCCAGGCCGCCTCGCTGATGGGCTTTCCGATCGCAGAAGCCGAGGAGATGCCCGACATCGCCGCAAGCTCGACTTCGCTTGCCTTCGGTGACTTCCGGTCGGGCTATCTTGTGGTCGATCGGGCCGGTGTGCGCATCCTGCGCGATCCGTATTCCGCCAAGCCCTATGTGCTGTTCTACACCACCAAGCGGGTTGGGGGCGGGGTGCAGAACTTCGAGGCGATTAAGCTGGTGCGGTTTGCCGTGAGCTGATCAGCCAAACGCACCGACGCTTGCCGGAACTGCCCGTCATCCGGCCATCGCCACCTTCTTCCCGCAGCGGCGGGGAGAGGGTGGGGTGGGGCCGGATATCATCTTCGACGAGGATCCCCATGACCTATGCCCAGACCACTCCGCCTCTCGCGGAACCGCTGACGCTTGCCGAGGCGAAGGCGCATCTGCGTCTTGACGGTGCCGACGAGGATGCGCTGATCGGATCGCTGATTGCGACCGCGCGCGAGCATCTGGAGCGGGAGACGGGCCTCTGCCTGATGGCGCAGACGTGGCGCCTCTATCTCGACCGCTGGCCCTGCGATGGCGTGATCCGCATCCTCAAGTCTCCCGTGCAAGCGATTCAGACTGTTACGGTTTACGATGCCGCAGGCAACGCGGTTCATGTTTCGCTTGAAGACCATCTGCTCGACGGCAAGGGGCGACCAGCGCGACTGTGGCTGCGCTCGACGATCGCTCCCGGCCAGGTGCTGAACGGGATCGAGATCGATTTTATTGCCGGCTGTGGCGAGGCCGGGACCGATGTGCCGGATACGCTGAAGCGGGCGATGCTGATCCATATCGGCCATATGTTCGCCTTCCGCGGCGTGCTTTCGCCCGACCAGCAGCCCGCCGGGATTCCCGATGGCTACGAGCGGCTGATCGCGCCCTTTCGCATGCGGAGGCTGTGATGGTGGTGTTTCTCGATCCGGGCCAGATGACTGCCCGGCTGGAGCTGGAAGCGCCGGTTACCGTATCCGACGGTCAGGGTGGTGCGAGTGTGACCTGGCAATCGGTGGCGGCCGTTTGGGCGAAGATCGAGCCGGTCTCGTTCGTGGTGACGGAAGCGGCAAGCGCGGAAGTCGGCACGGTCAGTCACCGGATCTGGATCCGGTTTCGAAGCGATGTCGCAGCCGGCCAGAGGCTGACCAAGGGCGCGCGGATCTTCCTGCTGAAACTGGTGCGCGACCCTGACGAGACCGGTCGCTATCTGGTCTGCCAGTGCGAGGAGCAGGCACCATGACATCAGCCTCCAACGCGTTGATGAAGGCGGTTCATGCGCGGCTGACCGGCGACGCCGCATTGACGGCGCTGGTCGGCCAGGGCGGTGTCCACGACCGGCTGATGCCGAAGTCGAAGCTGCCGGCGATCGCCTTCGGAGAGTGGGAGACGCGCGATTATTCGACCGGTACGGAACCGGGCGAGGCGCATAGCCTGACGATCACGGTGTGGTCGCAGGCAGAAGGGCGAAGGCAGGCGCAGGAGATCGCAAGCCGGGTGGATACGCTGCTGCACGATGCGGCGCTGACGCTGGAAGGGTTTGTGCTGGTGAGCCTGTTGCGGACGGGATCGCGCACCAGACGCGAGCCGAACACGCGGTATCTTCAGGTCGAGCTGCGCTATCGTGCGGTGACCGAGTGAGAGGCAGCAAGCCGGTTGCTCTGCCGCACGAGATGCATGAGGAAGAGGATGCCGGTAAGCGCCGAGCCGGCCAGAAGGACGGTGACGACGAGAACCGTCAGAGCGCCCGAACGATCGAGAAGTGCTGTGAACACGACGGGAGCGAGCGCATTGGCAAGGTTCTGCGGCATGGACAGCCGTGCGGCCTGGCGGCCATAGTCGCGCGGTGAAAACAGGGCAAGCGGCAGAAGCGCCTTTGCGACCTGCAGGACTGCCGAGCCGATGCCGTAAAGCCCGATAAAGATCCACAGCGTTGCGGTCGACGACGGCAGGACGATGAGGCTGAGAAACCCGAGGATCATGAAGCTATTGCCGGTCACGGCCGTAATGAACGGATTGCCGCGCTTGCCGAGCAGCATATCGAAGGCACGCGCCGAAATGCCGATGACGCCACGCGCTGCGGCAAGCTGCAGGGCAAATTCCGGCGTCGCACCGGATTGCCGCAACAGTTCCAGAAGCGACGGCGACACGCCGTAGGATGCGAAGGAGGCAATGGTGGTGGCGGTGGCGACCAGCAGGAAGGCGAGCTTGCCTTGCCGCTTGGTGAAGGCGACCGGGGGCGCATCGACGCCGGCATCGGCGGTGTCCCAGGCGATCGGCTTCGGCAGGGCGAAGAGATAGAGCGGCACGCAGACGAACAGATGCACGAAAGCGCAGACCATCATCGTGGTGCGCCAGCCGATGAGATCGTTGCCGAGACTGAGCAGCGGCCAGAAGATGGTGGCGGAGAGGCCGGTAAACAGCATCAGGATGGTGATGCTGCGACGTCCCTTCGTGCCTTCACGCTCGACCACCGCGGCATAGGCCGGCGCCGAGAGACAAAAGGCGCCGCCGGCACCGAGCAGGATCCACGCGACCGCATAGAGCGGCAGGCCGTTCGCAAGCGACAGCACGAGCAACCCGACGCAGAAGAATACGGAACCGGCAGCCAGAACCTTGGCTGCGCCGTGGCGCCCGAGCAGCCGTCCCACGAGCGGGCCGCAAAACGCGCTGGCGAGCATCATCACCGAAAGTCCGGCAAACACCATTTCGTTGGCGAGGTCGAGATCCGGCGCGATGGAGCGACCGAGAACGCCGAGACTTTCGAACGTGGTGCCCCAGCCGATGAGTTGCGTGATGGCGAGAACGCCAATGGTCCGGGCGGACCGGAGGGGGGACTTGGTCAATGCGATATCGCGATGGGAAGCGGGCAAGGAAATCTATCCCGCGGCTGTAGCAGGTCGGCGGCGACGCCGAAAGCATCAATACTTGAAAGCGGTTGGAAAAGGATCGGGACATGGCGGCACAGAAGGGCAAGGACCTTCTCCTGAAGGTGGACAATAGCGGGACGTTTCTGACCGTGGCGGGACTGCGCTCCAGGCGGATCGCCTTCAACGCGGAAACGGTCGACATTACCGATGCCGAAAGCAGCGGGCGCTGGCGCGAACTTCTGGGCGGGGCGGGGGTGCAGCGGGCATCGCTGAGCGGTTCGGGGATCTTCAAGGACGGCACAAGCGACGCGCTGGTGCGCAGCACGTTCTTTGCCGGCACGATCCTCTCCTGGCAGATCATCATTCCCAGTTTCGCGACACTGGCCGGGGCGTTCCAGGTGACGGCGCTCGAATATTCCGGCGAGCACAATGGTGAAATCCGGTTCGAGATTGCGCTCGAATCCGCCGGCGTCGTGAGTTTTACAGCATTGTAGGAGCATGAAAGGGGGATTTCATGGGCATGCATGGACGGGCCAACCGCCGGCGCGGCGAGGTGGAGGCTGAAATGGACGGCGAGCGGCGGATCCTGTGTCTGACGCTCGGCGCACTGGCAGAACTGGAAACGGCGTTTGCGGCGAGCGATCTGACGGAGCTCGCCGGGCGGTTTTCCTCCGGGCGGATGAAGGCAGCCGACATGATCCGCATCATCGGGGCGGGCCTGCGCGGCGGCGGCAACCTGATTACCGACGACGAGGCGGCGGCGATGAGCGTCGATGGCGGGATCCTCTCCTGCGCGCGGATCGTCGGCGAGTTGCTGAGTGCTGCCTTCGGCACGGATGAGGGACCGTCACCGGCAAACCCCTGATGGCCGCAGCGGGCGGGAAGGCGCAGGAGTTTGAGCCTTTTCCATGGGACGCGGCGATGCATGCCGGTCTCTGCCTGCTGCGGCTTTCCGCACCGCAATTCTGGGCGCTGACGCCAAGAGAGCTGTTTGCTGCAACCGGTGGTCTGATCAAACGCACAACGTCGATCGAGCGAGCCGGGCTGGAGACGCTGATGCGGGCTTTTCCGGATGGCTAGTTCGCCCCGCGCCTCATGACATGTGACCAACCGAGGCGACCGGGTGCAGTCCTTGATCGTTGACTGGATCAATACTTTGATCGACGTAGTTCACGACCGTCCCGGCAGGTAGCCTGATCTTCAGGGTTCTTTCGGTCAGATCCTCGCCGGAGAAGATCGCTACCTTGAAGGTGATGTAGTTTCCGCGCTTTCTCGCCAGGGCGCGCGGAGCCGACTTGAGATCGAAGGCGCATCGGAACTCGACCGCGCCGGGCGTTGTCTGACGATCTATCCAGCCAGGGATGGCAACGAAATACTGCAGTTTGCCCGCTTCGACGCTGGGTGTGAGCTCCCTGATGGAGCCATCCCCGTTCTTGCGAACGAATTTCACGCTGCCCATCGGCATGTTGCGAAACCCGACCGTCGCCTGCACCTCGACGATGTTGAAGTTTCGTCTGTTCCAGTTGATGACTCTGATCCAGTCATACTGTTGGTCGTCACGCATGACGACGCGCTCGATCGTCGGAGGCGCATCGCCCAGCATGAAGGCAGTCTGCCGGCGCTGTTGCGAAAGCTGGCCATGTGCCAGAAAGGTTCCGATGATGGCAGCCACCAGAGCTGCCCAACCGCTGGTCGCGCTTGCCCAGTCCTGAGCGGTGCATCTGGTCTGCTCGCACAGGGCGAAAGTGAGTACCGGGAGGTGGATGCTGCCGTAAACCATGACCCAGGCTGCAGCCGGTAAGACAGCTAGAAACAGAATGATCCATCCGAGATTTTTGCGGAACCATGTTCGATCGATCAGCATTCGGCCTCCTCCATCTTAAGGTGCAAATAGTATTAATTGCAATCTAGCATTGTTCCTGCCCGCCGCAAGGTGGCTGGTCGGCGAAATTTGAACGGGAGCTGAGGCTGTGGATCCAGATGACGAGACGTTTGGTGCGGCCGTGACGGGGCTGAAGCCTTGTCCGGCGTGATGGCGGATCTTGAGGCGCGTTCGGACCGGTTCGGCCGGGCTTTGACCAGTGCACTGAGCACGGCGACGACCGGGGGCAAGGGGTTGGACGACGTGCTGAAGGGGCTCGGCAACCGGCTGGCGGATATTTCGCTATCGGCAGGGCTGAAGCCGCTCGAAAGCCTGCTCGGCAATGCAGTGAGCGGGCTGATCGGTTCGGTGACGCCGTTTGCCGATGGCGGTGTCGTGCGGGCGCCGACTTTCTTTTCGATGGGCGGCGGCACCGGGCTGATGGGCGAGGCGGGTGCCGAGGCGATCCTGCCGCTTCGGCGCGGCGCGGACGGGGCGCTCGGCGTGGCGTCAGCTGGCGGCGGCGGGGGAGCGCAGGTGGTGTTCAACGTGACGGCGACCGATGCGGCAAGCTTCCGCAAAAGCGAGGGCCAGATTTCGGCCATGCTGGCACGCAGCGTTTCGCGCGGAAACAGAGGATTGTGAGGAGCAGCGATGAGCGGATTTCATGAAGTGCGCTTTCCCCTGCGGGTGGCGCTTGGCGCCTCCGGCGGGCCTATGCGGCGGACCGATATCGTCAATCTGTCCAATGGACGGGAGGCCCGCAACCAGCGCTGGAGCGATTCGCGGCGAAGCTATGAGGCTGGATCCGGGGTGAAATCGGTTGCCGATCTCTATGCGGTTCTGGAGTTCTTCGAGGCACGCGGCGGCCAGCTCTACGGTTTTCGGTTTCGCGATCCGGTCGACTGGAAATCCTGCGGTCCGGGCCAGGCGATCTCGGCGAGCGACCAGCAGATCGGGGTCGGCGATGGGGCGACCTCCGCGTTCTCGCTGACGAAAACCTATGCGGATGCGGCCGGCGGCTGGGAGCGACGGATCACCAAGCCGGTGGCGGGAACGGTGGTCGTGTCGGTCGGCGGCGTGGCGAAGGCAGCGACGTCCTTCATCGTCGATACGACGGCCGGCATCGTGACCTTTGCGGCAGGGCAGGTGCCTACGGCCGGCCAGATCGTGCGGGCCGGGTTCGAATTCGACGTGGCCGTGCGCTTCGATACCGACCGGATCGAGATCAATCTGGCGCATTTCGATGCCGGGCGGATCCCGGCCATTCCATTGACGGAGGTGCTGGCATGAGGGCGATCCCGGCGGGTCTGGCGGGCCATCTGAGCGGCGAGGCAACGACGATCTGCTATTGCTGGCGCGTGACGCGACGCGACGCGGTGGTGCTTGGGTTTACCGAGCATGACCGCGATCTGGTATTCGACGGCACGACATTTCTGGCGGCGAGCGGTTTTGCGGCGAGCGAGGCGGAACAGGCGCTCGGCATGGCTGCCAGCGTGGAAGAGGTGGAAGGCGGGCTCGCCAGCGCTGCGATCGACGAGGCGGATCTGGCTAGCGGGCGCTATGACGGCGCGCGGGTCGAGCTGTTCGTGGTGAACTGGGCGGATCCGGCTCAGCATATGCTGCTGAACATTCGCGAGATCGGCGAAGTTTCCAGATCGGGCGGCGCCTTCAAGGCAGAGCTGCGCAGCCTTGCGCATCGGCTGGGCCAGCCACAGGGGCGGGTCTATGGCAGGCGCTGCGACGCGAGCCTTGGTGATGCGCGCTGCCGGGTCGACCTCTCGGCCTGGCGCGGGAATGGCTTGGTGGATGCGGTGATCGATAAAAGCCGCATCGTCGTGTCGGGTCTGTTCGGTTTTGCGGAGGGATTTTTCGGCCGTGGCGTCGCACAATTTGCGGGAGGGGCGCAGGTGGATATCGAGGTTCACGAGCGACGCGCCGACGGCAAGGCGGGGCTGACATTCTGGTTGCCGCTGGAGCAAGCGGTCGTTCCCGGGCAGGCGGTGACGCTGACGGCCGGTTGCGACAAGACGGTTTCGACGTGCGGCGGGCGGTTCGCGAACCTCCTCAATTTCCGCGGCTATCCGCATGTGCCGGGCTCCGATTTTGCCTATTCCTATGTGGATGGCGAGCGGCTGCATGATGGCGGAGCGCTGTTCGAATGAGCGCCGCCGGAGAGCGGATCGTCGCGGTGGCTGAGACCTGGATCGGCACGCCCTATCGGCATCAGGGGGCAACGCGCGGCATCGGCTGCGATTGCATCGGCCTGATCCGCGGCATCTGGCGGGAGCTTTATGGCGAGGAGCCGGAACCGGTGGCGCACTATGCACCCGATTGGGCGGAACGGGGCGGTGAGGACCGGATGGCGGAGGCTGGCATCCGGCTGTTCGGACCGGCACTTGGCGTCGGGCAGATGCAGCCGGGCGATCTGCTGCTGTTTCGCTGGCGACCGGACACGATGGTGAAGCATGCGGGCATCTTCGTCGGGCCGTCCCATTTCATTCATGCCTACGAGCAGGTGGCGGTGACGCGCTCGGTTCTCGTGCCCTCCTGGCGCCGCAAAATCGCTGCCGTGCACCGGTTTCCGCCGGCAAGGGATAGTTGAAAGTTGGCAAGGACCGGCGTATAGTCATGGAGTAATGGATGGGGCTGGAACCCCATCCATCGGTATGCTTACATTACGGATGAGATCCGGTCGGACAATGACCAGCCCGTCCGGGTCACCCTCAAGATAAGCGTCATGCCAATTGGCCAAAGCCTCATGACATCACCTCCATGGTTGTCTATACGGGGCGCCAGCGTTTACCCAAACTCGACTAACGCGTATGGCGAAACCGCTATGCCATTTTAGTCAGCTGAAACCAGAGCCCGAGCAGTCGTCGAGAGGGTCTCGGCGTACCGAGGCTTCAAGCCAGTGCCAATTCCGTCGGTAGAGGTTATTAAGCGCTGGTTGCCAAGCCTCACTGCAGAGGGAGTGACATGCGGACTGAACTGGTCACGACGAGATGCGACGGGGTACGACTTTGCACCTTCCGATGTCCTCGTTCGATTGCTTACTAGGTCGTGAACTCCATAAAATGAGGATCGGGAAAGCTGGGTCGCCGTCGCTATTTGCGCCTGACACCTGATGATCATACCCAAAGCGGAATAGTTGGGACGGATAGGATTTAATGATCGAAAATCAGCGTTCGAAGATAAATTATATTGGAATATTCGCCACGAATGCATCCACGATGCTGTTCTCTCTCTTTCTGTTGTTTTTCCTCAGTGAGGATCTTTTTAAAACCCATCTTTTTCCTCTGGGCACTATTTTAGGCGCTATTGTTGTTTCGCTAGCTTTTATTCCTCGGTTTCTCGACGACATACGAGGGGCCTGCAATGCGATTGCAGCAGGTATAATCAGTGAGGCAGTAATAATATCTCTGTTTATATACGCTACAGGCATCCGCCCCGGGATGTTGGTAGTCGAAAAAGGAACTGCATTGGATGGTATAATGGTGTTCTTGGCGATTTATACGTTTATTTTTTTTCTTTTATACGTTCCAGGTCAATTTTCTCGGTCGTCTTAAAGTGGGGATCATTCGTTCACCGGCGTGATGACATTGATCGCATCGCGGCCGAGACGATTGAGCTTAGTGCGATCAAAACATCGCTGGCTCCTAGCTTATCCACGGGCCGGGAAAACTCTCGACGCCGCCTTATGAAGGGTAGCAGCTTGCTCCTGCCCCAATCGAGGCACGTCCTCTCTCCCCGCAGGCGGGGTTAGGGTGAGGGGCAGCCTCCAACGAGCAAGTGAGGGGCAGCCACCTAGGAGTAGTGAGGGCAGCCACCTCCATCCGACAATCCGATAGTTTCACTATTTTAGCGCGCATCCAGTTCACGACTGGTTCGGCGTGAGGGGGTTTTATGGCTACGATCCTGTTTCAGGCGGCGGGTGCGGCACTTGGTGGGGTTTTCGGTCCTGTCGGGGCGATCCTTGGGCGGGCGGCGGGGGCGTTGGCGGGGAGCGTTGTTGATCGGGCGTTGCTCGGCGGTTCCTCGACCGTCTCGGGTGCGAGGCTCGCGACGGCGCGTATTCCGGGGGCGGACGAAGGGGCGCCGGTCAGCCGGGTTTATGGGACCGCGAGGATCGGGGGCACGCTGATCTGGGCGACGCGGTTCGAGGAGGAGGCGACGCGGGAGCGGAACGGCGCCAAGGCGACGGGCAGGTCTCAGACGGAAACGTTTCAGTATTTCGCCAACTTCGCCGTCGGGCTCTGCGAGGGTCCGATCGCCTGCGTGCGGCGCGTCTGGGCCGATGGCCAGGAATTGGACCTGACGGCGATCGAGATGCGCGTTCATGCCGGCGACGAGACACAGTTGCCGGATCCGCTGATCGAGGCGAAGCAGGGGGAAGGAAAGGCGCCGGCCTATCGTGGGCTTGCGTATGTCGTGTTCGACCGGTTGCCGCTCGAAGCGTTTGGCAACCGCATTCCGCTGCTGCAGTTCGAGGTGGTGCGGCCGGTCGGGACGCTGGAGAGGCAGATCCGGGCGGTGACGATCATTCCCGGTGCGACGGAGCATGGCTATCACACGGTCCAGGTGACCGAGAAGACGGCGGAGGGAAGCGCCCGCATTCTCAACCGCAACACGATGGTGGCTGAGACGGACTGGCAGGCTTCGCTCGATGAATTGCAGGCGCTTTGCCCCAATATCGAGAGTGTGGCGCTGGTCGTAGCCTGGTTCGGGACGGATCTGCGGGCCGGGCAATGCCGCATTCTGCCGGGCGTCGAGGTCGAGACGCGGCGCGACGAAAGCACGCCATGGTCGGTTGCAGGCGTGGTCAGGAGCGCGGCGCATCGCGTCAGCTCGTCGGGAGGCGGCCCGGCCTATGGCGGCACGCCTGGGGATGCGAGCGTGCTGGCGGCGATTGCCGATCTCAAGGCGCGCGGGCTGAAGGTGTTTCTCTATCCGTTCGTGATGATGGACATCGCGCCGGGCAATGGTCTGGCCGATCCCTATGGTCAGGCGGAACAGGCAAGCTACCCGTGGCGCGGGCGGATTACCTGTCATCCGGCAGCGGGACTGGCGGGGAGTGCTGACAGGACGGCGGTTGCGCGCACGCAGGTCGAGGCCTTTGCCGGCGGGGCGGACGGCTATCGGCGGATGGTGCTGCATTATGCGGGTCTCGCCAATACGGCCGGTGGCGTCGAGGGGCTGGTGATCGGATCGGAACTGCGGGGGCTGACGCAGATCCGCGATCAGACCGGTGGGTTTCCGTTCGTCGAGGCGCTGGTGACCTTGGCATCGGATGTGCGGGCGCTTGTCGGACCGGCGACGGCGCTGACCTATGGCGCCGACTGGAGCGAATATTTCGGCTACCATCCGCAGGATGGCACAGGCGATGTGTTGTTCCATCTCGATCCGCTCTGGGCGTCGCCTCATATCGATGCGGTCGGGATCGACAATTACATGCCGCTCTCCGACTGGCGCGACGAGGATCTGGCATCGACAAATCCTGATGGGTTCCGGTCCAGCGAGGACCGGTCGGCAATGACGGCGCAGATTGCGGCGGGCGAGGGGTTCGACTGGTACTACGCAAGCGAGGCCGACCGGGCGAACCGGCTGCGCTCGCAGATCAGCGACGGGCTGGCGGGCAAGCCCTGGGTGTTTCGCGCCAAGGATCTCCAGGGGTGGTGGGGCAACCGTCACTATAACCGGGTGGGCGGCGTCGAAAGCGCCTCGGCGACTGCCTGGTTGCCCGGGATGAAGCCGATCTGGTTTACCGAACTGGGGTGCCCGGCGGTCGACAAGGGCGCCAACCAGCCGAATGTGTTTGTCGATCCGAAATCGGTGGAAAGCATTCTGCCGTATTTCTCGTCCGGCGGGCGGGCCGACAGCCAGCAGCGTCGGTTTCTCGAAGCGCATCATGGCTGGTGGCAGGGCGAGGCGGCACCCGCCGGCATGGTCGATCCGGATCATGTGTTTGTCTGGACCTGGGACGCGCGGCCGTCGCCGGCCTTTCCCGATGACCTGACGATCTGGAGCGACGGCGAGAACTGTTTTCACGTTTCGACCTAAAACAGTGAAAAGAGGAGTAGTCCGATGGTCAGGTTTTTCGCATCATTGCTCCGCCGGTAGTCAGACCGATCCGTGTAGCGGAGCCAATACTCGGAGCGGATCGGTCTGACGGACTATATTAGCGCTCCGTTGCTTTAGCTTTGGAGATTGGTAGACCGGGCCGTTCGCGCCGAGGGGGCGAACTTGGTGGTGGCTTGTTCGCCTCAACGTGCTCGCTGACATCGAAGCAAATAATTTAACCGGCCCAGTTCCGGGCCAGTCGGGCTCACGGTCTGGCACAAGTTGTGTGGACGAGCAGCATTGAGCGCCTTGACAAAGACTCAACTAAACGTACAAAAAGGCTACAGAGTGAACATAATGTGCTCGTGATGATCAAAATGGTGGATTGGAGACATTCTTGACCAGTATTTTTACTGACGTAGCCGCTGTCGCTGCCCTCGCTCGAGATTTGCAACATCTCGAAGACGGCACGTACGATTTTTCCGCAATTGGATCGGCTCCTGTAATAGATGAATTCTACATCGCCCATCGGACAATCCCGTGCCTCGCTGGCCGGGTCTCTGATCACCCTTTGCTTAAAGATGGGAAGTCGTCGGTAACCAGTCAGATATTCTACATGGATCCTCACAAACGGGCAGCGCGGACGTTCAGTCGCTGGTACCGGTTGGGCACCCTAGAGTACACCAAGTGAGATCTTTGTTGCTCATGCTACATGCCTCGCGGTTGAACTCGGTAGCTGCCGAGATTTCGGCGTGCACATGAAGTTCATCTCGCGGGTGCGGCCGAACTTCGGCTTGGCGGATTATCTCGCATACTGCGGCGTCGCAGCCGCCGTACGTAAGATCCGACATGCACCGCACTTCGCGGTAGGCCTCGTCATCGGCCACTGGGCCGAAATCGACACATACTACCGCGCCGCCCACGCCGTCTTGCAACCTGGCAACGGTCGGGACGGCTTCAATATGTGTACTCTCCCGATCATTTTCAAAGATGCGCAGCCTAAAACGTCCCATGGGAATGTTGTAGAAGCACTCGGGTACGATAGGGCAATCCTTCTCTTCGAGCGGGAGGAAAGCATCCCTCATGACATCCGCCTCGCGCTGGACCTCGTCGTGCGCGTGGAGATGCCAACTGCCGGACAGGCGAGAGGCGTGATGCGCTGGCTTTATGGGACTGAGATTTCAGATTCGCAGGCCGAAATGCTTCTTGCTCATAGTTGGGACACGCTGCGGTACATAGTGCGCCCAGGGCGGCCGACTTCGCGTGTTTTGTCGACGCTCATGAACACCGATGAGGCATCAGGTCATCGTCGTCCGAGAGTCCGGCTTTGACCCGCCAGAACATGGCTGGATACGGCGAAGCCCGCGACTGGGGTCTGGCATTGGTCAACGATATCCGCGATTGGAAGGCGGGGGCGATTACGTGGAAAGACGTCGACGACACCGATGCCCGCGAGCGAAAATTTGACAGGAAGGACATCAACGGGTTTCTCGAATGCTTGGACGGATCACAAGACCGCGACAGCGTGGTCGTCGTGGCCGCTTGTAATTTCCCTGAGAGGTTCGACGATGCCGTCCTCCGCTCCGGTCGGATTGACAGACATTTTAAAGGTCAAACCTCCGCATGCTGAAGCACGAGAGTCAATCCTGCGTTTTCACCTTCCTAGCGACCTTACACATCAGGACAGGACTGAGTTTGCTAATGCTTCGGAAGGCGCATCGGATGCCGATATCGCACGTATGATACGTGGTGCGCGCCGCCTTGCTCGGCGGCAGGAAGGCAAGTCTTCTGCAGGATTTGCGAGCGGTGATGCCAAAATCAGTTGTGGTTCCGAAGGCGAACCTTCATCCAAACGCAGTGCACGAAATCGTCCATGCTGTTGTTGGTCTGAAGTCGGGCCTTCACCTACATCACGTGACCATTTCTCCCGTTGCTCGAATTATAGCGGATGTGCAGTCGCTGAGCGGTACCCGGTTCACGTCTCATCCGTGGTTGCGGCGAACCAGACCACTACCTCGACACGATCGCCGTCTACATGGCCGGATCTGCAGCCGAGGACCTCTTCTTGGGCGATCACGACAACGGATGGGCAGAAGGCGAAGGATCTGATCTCCATAGGCTACGAGGGTTGCTACTGAGATGGAGTATTCCCTTGGTATGGGCATGCATCTGGCCGTTTTTGGAGATGTTGGAGACCGTAGGATTGACACGATCGGACATCGCGATCCAGACATGACGGAGATGATCGACAAAACCTTCGAGCAACTGGCGTGAGTTACCGAAATCATCGAACTACATCGATGCGTTTCAGCCCGTTTCACGCTGAGTTATTAAACCGCAAGGAACTGCCTGGCAACGAGATCCAATCTTATCTCGAAACTGCTGCAACATTGGTTTGAAGGCATTTTCCCTGCATAGCTTAGGAATGAATGTGCCAGATTTTCACGTACCCAAAGGGTGGCTACCCATCGTTACTGACGCAATCAAAGAGTCGGCAGGCTTTCCGGAAACCTGGCTATTCGAAATCACTGGATCAAAGCAATCTGGCGGAGCTTTGCTTCTCGAAGCAGCCTATCATTCTCCCGACATTCTGGTCGGCAGTAAAGAGCCGCATCCTTTTAAAGCGTTCGTGGATCTTCGCGAACGTGCTCGTGCGAGATCACTTGAGACATGTGAGATCTGTGGCAAGACTGGGCGGCTTTGCGATGAGAAGACGAATGCCCGTGTGCGATGTGAAGAGCATCTAGGCATCCGATCAACTGCCGTATAGGAACCTCTGCCCATTCTAACACAAAGGTACCAGCATGATATCTCGTTCCCCTAGAGGGATTCAATATGAATGGAGATGATCTGCTCAAGGAATTTGAGCGTCGCATCATGAAAGAAAAAGGCACTAAGTCGGTCACGACTTCTGTCCTTGCCAAAACCATTGGGGTCACACCGCCGCAGCTTGCAAATTATAGGGGGAAAGAGCTCACCCCTCGTCAAGTCGTCAACCTAATTGAGAAGTACTCGAAGGCCATTGAGCGTCAGTTGGTTGAAAACACAGTTGTTCCAATCGTGGAGTTCCTTCACATCGATCTAACTGAATCACGTCGTGGCGCCCGTTGGGAGATATTCCGAAGTAAGGATGACCAGGGTGTGGAACATCCTTACTTCTCTGGCTTGCGGCGAAGCCTCGAAAGCAAACATGGCATATATATCTTCCACGACAGTCGAGGTCGCGCGATTTACGCCGGCAAGGCACAACGGCTGTCTCTATGGAAAGAAATGAACAACGCCTTTAATCGAGACCGAGGGGAGGTGCAGAACATTAAACGCGTGGCGCATCCTTTCAACCGCGTGGAATACCGTGCTCCCCAAGAGCAGCACCGACAGATAATGAAGCAGGCTGTTCCGCTACACGACGTAGCGAGCTACTGCAGCGCCTATGAGGTTCCCGACCAGTTGATTGGAAAGTTCGAAGCTCTTATCGTTCGCGCGTTTGCTAATGACTTGCTTAATGTACGCATGGAGAACTTCTGATAGGAGTATCGTTTGTTCCATGATTACGGTGCCAAATTGACCTCCAGCCTGTAAATCACTGGACACTACGAGTGACTACAGTAGACGCTGCACAACGATCCAGATGCCAGTCTTATTGCGACGAAACGCGCGACGACACTTAGAGACGGCACGGCGAAAGTAAATAAGCTATCATTTTATGTTGCCTCCGAGACCTAACGAAAGGTCTAAAAACCAAACGATTGCGCCCGTCGGAGCGGAATCGTGGCAGCCAACAATCGAGGCACCAAGGATTCGTCCGCAGTTGCTTTATGAGCAAGGACGTGAAAGCAGTCACACCGCCTTGGAGGATAAACACGTCTTCCTGCTGAACGATGGGGCCTCCGCAGCCCATCAGACATCCTCCACTTTCGTACGGCGGTACATTGCTACTGCTGGTCCATGATTTTCGTTTCCATCTATGAATATAACGCCTTCTCGCTCAAGCGCAGTACGTGTCCTCTGGACTGCGTCCACCAGAACGTTGCCATCTCCTTTCTCGAGCCTGACTATGATCTGCCGGCTTAAACCAGCACGCTCAGCCACCTCTTCCTGGCTGAGTCCTACCAAGGCTCTTCCAGCCCTCAAAGCTTGCATAATTTCGGAAAGCGAATCCATCCGTCGAAAAGGCTTTAGTTTACGCATATTGTCAACAATTGCAGCTCAGAGGCGTCAGCCGTGAAATGGACTCAGACATGGGTGTAGTCGTGTAGTTACAGTCTTTGAATTTGGTTTTTCAGACCCTCGATGAGGTGATTTCAGCTCCCACCGTTGAGTCGAAAAGTTTCCGGATTGGTGTCTGCAAAGCCGCGGCTAAACCGGAAGCGATCGGCTAATCCGACCTTGGTGGATAATTCCCAGCTCGCGTATGAGCTTCACTATTGTAGAGCGGCTACAGCCGAATTGCTCTAATACCGTTCAAAAACACCTATCGATCTTTGGTTCTCAACCTATGACGAGGTTGCGCAAAACGGGGAACGCTATGGAGCGCCTTAGGCGAGCCACTCATATGCCTGGGCAAGGGCGGTGGCGGCCTGAAGCGAGCTTTTGGAGAAGCGTTGAACGCGTTCTGGTCGCCATTGTACCAATGGTCTTATTCCCGGTGCTTTGCGTGATTGTTGCCGTCAATGTACGGCGTGCTTCAATCGTCACATTGATTTGCGGATGATTGAGCGATGGGATGTCAGAAAGCTCCGACGCAACTCTTCTATGACTTCTGCCTAGATGATTACGCTCCTGCCGACCACTTGCTACGCGGGATCGACCGTCATCTCGAACTCGAAAGCGTACGAACGCAGTTGAAGCCGTTCTACAGCGCCACGGGTCGCATTCTATCGATCCCGCGGTTATGATGCGAATGCTCATCACTGGCCAAGCCGTAGGTATCCGCTCATAACGCCGGCTGTCCGAGCATGCCCACCTTAATCTCGCCTATTGCGGGTTTTGCCGCCCCGCTGTTGATGGCAAGATCCCAGATCACTCTCGTTTCAAAAAAAACCGCCTCGGCCGGTCCGGCGGAGCGGCGTACTGCGCCATATGCTTGAAACGGTAGTGCAACGCTGCCTCGCCGGAGGGAGCTTTCGAGAGTACCATCAAGTTGTGCAGCCCTTCGGCTTCCAAGCAAATCCTAGTCGTCACTTGGCATTCGAATGGAATCTATGATCAGCACCCCATGTATCGGCACGCGTGAATACACCTCCGCGCGCTGGCCTAGATACCGCGTCGGATCCCAGCCGTGGTTCGAACACCGAATGGCAGGAGTACTGCCCACGTTTTCGATCGGAGTAACCCGAGTTTCTTACCGGCCATGCGGAACCATGCACTTCGCCGTCGTCTTGATCTCCTGCGCTCGGCTCAGCCGTGTTTGGGGTCATTGGCCGCGAAGAGCTGAACCAGAGACTCGTAGGCGTGATTTCCAAAGTCCATCGCTAACTTGCGGTGACCTGGTCCCGCGAATACGTTTGACAACGACATATATGGAAGGAAGCCTGATTTGATGGTATCTACGGGCCTGTCATTCTCTAGCACAGTGTCCGCCACAGTCTCGAACAGACCCGTCGGCACGGGATACAGGGCGTTAGGATTATGTATTAGCATTGCCTCCTGCCCCCACGTCTCCTCCGGCGTTCCCGGATCTCCTACGATGTACGCGAAGGGTAGAGGTTGATGGGCATCGGGATCAGGATCGTTCATAGTGCCAAAGCGGAGTACCGTCACGTCCTCGTCCGGGTAGGGTCCGGCCAGGCCAACCCGAGTGAATTTAGGTATTGTTCCGGCGTTCGTCCAAAGCACTGCCGAGACGTGTTCGGTTCCCTCGAGGTTGAAAAAGCCAGATGGAATTTCCTTGTCACCGCTGATGTGGCGGGCAACCTTCTCCTGTTCGATGACAAGCCGGCCACCGCCGTCCCAACTCGGCGATTGCCTGATCCCATATAGATAGAAAGCAGTGGCCGCGCCGCCGAAGCCAAGCGAACCATGTTCGTGGAAACATTCTACCGCGATCACGAACGGCTGTCCCGCGACGTGGGGCAATTCCCAGTAGGCTTTGGGATCCTTTTTTTTGTCGATCCGATGCAGAAGCTTGTTCCGCAGCGCGCCCCCGATGCGCACTGGGATGTCATTCTCGGATCGGTCGCGGATGTCTTGAAGATCTAGGTCGCTGTCGTTTGTCGGCTCGTAGGGAATGAGCCTGCTGCCGCCTGTGTCCTTGCGGTTTGCGGTGGTGCATTCGATATGGATTCGAACACCATTTTTCTCGACGCTGAAGTCCGGATGGGGAGCGTCGCTGACTAGCGCGAACCCCTCGGAATGGAGTAATTCGCTGACGTAGAGTTCGAACGTCCTGTTGTCGAAGCCGGTCGTCTGGAACTGTTCTACGAAATTACCGTCACGATCAGCGAAGCGAGCGAAGGCTTCGTTCATCATCGCTCGTGTCGAGCGGTTGCTTGGCGACTGCTTAAGGAACCTGAAGGACGGATGCATCAGCTTCTTAGGTGGGAGCTGCCCGAACAGGCCTCTCGGTGCGACGCCTGCTTTAGCTAGTTTCATCTTCGCCATAGATCCTTTTCATCCAGTTGAACTCTGCCGGCGCGGAGGCGCGGCCGCAAGGAATCTACTATAGGTACTTTATCAAAAACTGGCTCCGGAAATAAGAATAAGCCGAAACATTGTCGACAAGTGTTTCAGCCTCTCCCACATCGCTAATTCTCGCGTATAAGGAGCAAATGTCGACCAAAGAAACGTTCAGAATCAGCTCTCATCTAAAGGACATCATCGGGCGCGACCTCGTGACCAACGAGTTCATTGCGATCTTCGAGCTCGTAAAGAACTCCTTCGACGCTGGAGCAACGCGCGTCGACATCGAATTTGAGCCTTCAGAACGCACGATCGCGATCGTCGACGACGGCAAAGGGATGACTCAGGACGACATCAAGAAGAAGTGGCTGTTCGTCGCGTTTTCTGAGAAGGCACAGTCGGAGCCAGACTCCTACCGTGACAAGATCAGGTCAGCAGGCCAGTATGCCGGTAGCAAGGGTATCGGCCGTTTCGCCTGCGACACGCTTGGAGAGAAGCTGTCGCTCTATTCCCGAGTGCGGGGCGAAGCGAAGGTCGAGTTGCTTTCGATCGACTGGACGCAGTTCGAGCAGAGCAGCCGGAAGGAGTTCAAGGATGTCGCGGTAGAGATCGACCGGGTCGTGTCATTTCCCGAGATCGGAAACTCCAACACGCCGAGCGAGCATGGAACCGTGCTGCTGATCAGGGATACGCGCCACGAATGGGACGTTGAGCGTATCAAAAGGCTAAGGAGAGACCTTGCGAAGCTCATAGACCCGTTCGGAACTACGACAAACGTCGCGGTCTCGACTTGGCTTTTGGATGGATCCGACGTCCGGATTAAGGACGTCGACGGGCCGGTCGGAAACCAGATTGCTGATCTCCTCCGGGAAAAGACGAGCAGGATCGAGGTTACAATCGAAGGTGGTCGGATTAGTACGCTCCTTTTTGATCGCGGGAGAAAAATCTACGAGGTCAGGGAAAAGTCGCCGTACGAAGAGCTTGAGGACTGCAAGGTCGAAGGGCAGATCTTCTTCCTCAACCGCTCGGCGAAAAAGACCTTCACGGGACGCATGGGGGTTCGCCCGGTTGAGTTCGGCAGTGTCTTCCTGTTCCTTAACCGCTTCCGGGTCTCCCCTATCGGCGACGAGCTTGACGACACACTTGGGTTGAACAGACGGAAGCAGCAGGGCACGTCCCGCTATCTGGGGACCCGTGACATCATTGGTCGCGTCGACGTCACGGCCAGGCCTAAGGTCTTTCGCGAGGTATCAAGTCGCGATGCTGGACTGGTCGAGGACGCCCGCAGCCGAGCGTTGTACGACGCAATCCTGAAGCATATGATTTTGCGCCTTGAACGATATGTTGTAGGGGTGAACTGGCAGGACTCATTCGATCAGGACCGCGACACGCCTGAAGGCCTCGAGAACGACAGGTCGCGCGATCGAATCCTTTCGATCATCGGGGGACTAGCTCGCTCCAAGGATTTAGAAGTCATATACTACGACAAGGAGATCGTCAGGATCGCGGACGATCCTGACCAGATCACAGATAGCGCGCTTAAGGCGATGTCTGACTTGGCGGAGCGCCGGGGCGACGCGTCGCTCCTCAACCAGATCGAGGACGCGCGGCGACGCATCGAAGAATTGAAATCGTCACGGCTAGAAGCACGCCAGCAGGCCGAACGGGCCGTCGAAGAGCGGGTTCGCGCTGACGCGATGATAGCCAGGCTTGAACAACAGGCGCGGTTTCTCGGCAGCAGCCGGGACGTAGATGTGGAAAGGGTGCAACTGCTGATGCACCAAGCCATAATTCACCTCGGCCATATTCGGTCAGCAATCACTAACGCCGCACATGAAGTCCGAAGCGTCCTTTCCATCGCATCGGCCACAGGAGAAGTCGACAGCGAGGAAGTCGCCGACCTGCTTGCGACCGTCAGGCAGTCGGCAAGGAGAGCATCGGCTTCCATTGCGGGCGCGCACCTGTCCAGCGACAGGCTTGGCGCAGTGCTCTCATTCGCGCCTAACATCCGTGTCGATCTTCAGACCGACAAAATGAGCGGCGACCTCCTTCGTTTCCTTGACGAGTATCTCAACGTACGTGTCGCAGGGCTTCCCGGAATGCCGAAGGCGGCCCTTGACGCCTCAAACCTAACACTCGAGCGAGAGTTCTCTCCCGTAGACATAGCCGTATTAATCGACAACCTGATGGATAACGCCAGAAAAGCCAAGGCTACCAAGGTTGACTTCAAGGCCTCGGCTAAAGGCGCGAAAGCGATTACTATCAACGTCAGTGACGACGGGCTCGGGATCGATCCCGAGCGGGTAGATGTCACCAAGCTGTTTGAGCGGGGTTACTCTGGCTCGACTACGGGAACCGGACTGGGTCTGTACAGCGTACGCCAAATCCTCGCGGAAATGAATGGAAGCGTTGCGCTCGCGGGAGATGGCACCCGAGCAGACTTCGAAATTGTGATTCCAGTGGAGGATGCATGAACCTTGATCTAGGCATCCTCTGGATCGAGGATTCGTTCAGCGGCGAAGAAGAATCTAGCCTGAAGCGTCGAGTCTACGAGGCAGGTTTCGTGGCACGGATCCACGTTATCCCTAATAGCAGCGATATCGCTGAACTGGCACGGCTCCACAACCTGTACCATCGCTTCGACCTGATCCTTCTCGACTATCGCCTTAAAAACGAGAACGGGGACGAGCTCGCCCCAACTGTTAGAGCACTGTTTCCCTCGGTCACCATACTCTTCTATTCTGGCAGCGTAGAGGAGGCTGAACTCCGGAAGTTGATCGCCGCCAAAGAGGTCGAAGGAGTCTATTGCAGTCACCGGAATCGATTCATCGAACGAACCGGCACGCTCATCGATCAAACAGCTCGGGCCCTTGACCGGTTGTCCGGCATGCGGGGACTTGCAATGAAGGTCGTCGCTGAATGCGACGACCTGATGAAAAACGCAGTTTTGGGGATGACACTGCGCGAGCCCAAGTGCGCCGCGAAGGTGGCAGAGATGGATGACGACGTCTTCACATTCTTGAGCGATATGAGAGGCAAGTACGAAGCCGCCGTACCATCGGGCATGCAGGAGCGCTTCGATACCCGCGCAGTTGATAGCACAAAGCTATTCAAGCACTTTCGGCGCCTGACACAGATAGTCACCGCGAATCCGACGTCGTTTGGACTAGGGGAGGATCAGGTGGACCGACTTCGCGAACTTCGGAACATGAATGTCCAATATGACAAGGTGGTCTTGAAGAAGCGCAATATCCTTGGACACGTTACCGAGGTCGAAAGCAAAGATGGATGGGTTCTACAAGGCAGCGACGAGATCAGCGTCGCCGATTTCGCGGAAATCAGGCGAGGATTTGCGACGCACATCGACGCTATCCGCGAGATGAGCGATCTTGTTCTGCTGTTGGACCGCAAGTAGGCCGATCAAAGTCTCCCCCAGCGCCTCAGCGAGCAGCGGTGGCACCGCGTTCCCCACCTGTGTGTAGCGCGGGCAAGCATCCTTGCGGCGAGATCCACCCGTCGTATACGGCCCACGGAACGAGAACCAGTCTGGAAATGACTGCAGCCGTGCGTGTTCACGAACGGTCATGGAGCGAGGCTCCGAGTAATGTATTAGATCGTCGGGCAATGTGCTGATCGTCGGAGCGATGTCGTTCGGATCCAGTGCAGTGGTGCTCCGTTTCTTGATACCGAGGCGGGCCCGGTCCTGCGGTCGCAGGCATACGCCGCGCTCGCAGTTGTCGAGGATTTCCTGCATCCGACGAACGGAAGCGTCGCCGTGGCGAGGCAGCCGCAGATCCTCCGGTTGGCCTCTGCTACCCAGCCGCATTAGCAACTGGTATGGCGTCTTCCCCTTCGCAGCCCTGCTCAAAGCAACAAAGCCCTTGTGTCCCCATTCCTTGTCTGCACGTAGATCTGACAGGCCCTCAAGGTCCGACAATGCGGCTTTGCTGTCGGTGGTTCCGGGCCCGAGACCGCGTTTATGAAGGAATGCCCTTCGGGCAACCTTCAGTCGCTGGACTGGATCGATACCAGGAAGCGTGCCCTTAAGAGCTGCGATAAGGACAAAACGCGGCCGACGTTGAGGAACTCCCCAATCAGAAGACCTGACGACTTCGGTCCAGCAGTCGTAGCCTAGGCGAACCAATTCACGGACTGCGTAATCGCGGTAGGTGCCGCCAGCGCGGTGCTTCATCGACTGAAACCCGACTACGTTTTCAAGCAAAACCAGACGGGGCCGTAAAACGTGTACGTATTCTAGGTAAACGTCTACCATCTGGCTTCGTGGATCGTCAGGACGCCGTAAGCCATTCATGCTAAAGCCCTGGCATGGTGGACCTCCTGCGACAAGATCCACTGATCCTTTGAGTTCGGCAAGTCTGTCGCGATGGCAACGGAGGAGCTCTTCGGCCTTCCAAGGCTGCTTTTCAAGCCACGAAGGCCACAGATGCCGGTCTCTGTTGCGATCAAGGAGGTTAAGCTTATACGTCGAGAACGGATCCGCATGCGCTTCCACTCCAAACAAGGTAGAGAACCCCGCATTTCCGAGGCCGAGCGACAGTCCGCCGCATCCGGCGAAAAGATCAACGCAGTTTGGAATCATTTTACCAGCATCTCATAGTAGCACCAGATTGTCCAGGGCGAAGCCGACCTGAATATTACGAAGTCAATGGCTTAAGTAGCAGATCATGGTTTCTCTCTAATTAAAAAGCAGCGACCCGCAGCGCGCAGCGGATATAGACACCGAGGCGGTAGCTCATCCGCTTCTGAGTGCGACGATGACCACTAGGACTGACATGAAGGCACGTAGGGAAGGCGCTGACTTTCTGGTTGCATGATCCTGCGCTTCTCGATCTACGCCTCCCGGAATAAGGCCACCATTGCTAAGCCAGTTTAAAGCGCGCCATTATGCGACTGACCGCAGGAGGAAGCTGATGAACGCGGAAAAGAGCCAGCGAAGATGACAATCGAAGGACCGCAGATCGAGATTCCTAATTTCAAGATAATGCGAGAGATCGGCAGCGGTGCGAACGGCACCGTCTACGAGGCGCGGGATGCTCTACTTGGTCGACTTGTTGCAGTAAAGGTCTGGAATGTGCGCGGACGATTGAGAGCACAGTCCGAAACAGCTAAAATCGCAGGTCTGAGCCACCCGCTTGTTGTAACTACGCACTTGTTTGGGTTGGTGGACGAACATCCCTATGCAGTGATGGAGCTTGTACCGGGGATGTCCGGAAAGCAGTGGGTTCGAAATGCGCCAGCGGTTCAGACCCGAGTGGGAGTGTGGAAGATGTACGTTCGCGCGCTCCGCCACATCCATAGCACCGGTATCATGCACGGCGACCCTCATCTCGGGAATCTCATTGTCTTCACGGACGAGAGCGCGGCTTTTATGTCACGCAACTGGCGTGGAGAGCCCTCAGTAGCCATGAAGCTGGCGGACATCGGCACAAGCGAGTTCTGGCAGACGTCTAGCGACTTCGCAGACCGCGAGGCGCGGCTAATACTCGAGACAGCCACGAGGTTGTTCAAAGCAGAGCGGTTCAACGCGCTGGCGGACGGCCTTGGCGGACTCGGGTTTGTCGAGATGCTGACCGTGTGCGACTCAATAGTCGAGTGCATCTCAACGCTCAATGGGTTGCCGGATAGCTATGCATACTCTCTTGTAGCAGGATTGCTTGTCGATATCCTCATGAAGACACCGATGTTCGACTTGGACGAGTTGTATCGACAGGCATCTGAAAGTCCAGTGACTCAGGTCCGTCGTGTCATAACGCGGTTGAATGGGGCGCTTCTGGGATCTAACGAGCAGTATTGGCACAATGGCAACGAAGAGATCACCGACGAGACGCGGCTTCTCTACTTGAAGTGGCGTGAGGAATGGCGCTCTGGGAGACGAATTGGACGCAGGCGGTAGGAACATACAGCGCAAGTTCAGCGCGGCATCAAACCAGCATTATATGCTGCGATGCCGATTTCATGGTCGCAACGGCCGTACCTATTTGAGGCTGGCCGAACCCAAAGACCACATCATTCGCGCAGAGTCCTTTGTTGAGGCGACATTGCCCTCGGCTCACAGGATCGATGCAGCCCTCCGCGTTTTGACCGAGTCTCAGACGCGAGCGCCGCGGACAACGCCGGCGCCGAAGACCTGCTTAAGATACTAGATGCGGTAAGGGACGGCGGTATGGCTCTCGCTGCGTTCGCCGCCCGTTTGACACGTCCGGACTACGGTTCTGGACCCTGGATTACTACCATCTGTTCTCGCGCAACGCCCATATTCTAGTGAAGCAGTTCCGGACTGCCTTGCTCCGGGCGTTCGCGAACAGGGCCGCATGATGGAGCAGGCGGGGTCGATGATCGAGAATAATGACCATCGTTATTTGCACTATTAGCGATGGTGATGAGGTAAATCAAACGTCGGTGGGAGCGGAAAGCCTGCACGAATCATTCGTCGATGGGGCGCCTCGGTAGCCACGGCCCTTGACCTGCTGTGTAGGCTTTTCGTCTTCCTGGTACGGGAGGGTTGGCCGTGCTGCCTCAAGAGCTATACTTCCCGTACCACGAGGCCGGTCGGACCTCTGCAGCGCATACAAAGGGAGTTGGTCCTGAGGACGCAGACATGACGACCGTAGCTTTGCCATATGCCCTTCCTGACGCGCAGGAAGGGAACTCTTCGCCCTGTGAGGGATGCGCATTGATCTTACCCACTACATGACTTCTGGTCATATCCAGCCCAACTGCTGGATGGGCAGGGGGAGCGGGACAGGTACATTTATATGCCGATCATGTAATGGTATGTATTCGCTAACGCGCCGGACATCGACCAAGACGGCAAGCATTTAGAAATCCCTATATTGAGCGGTTATACATTCAGCAGCGCGATGCAGCAGTACTCTACCGCGATCTGAACTGTGAACTAGCGGTCACGCCGGACTACCCGTTGCCGTGGCTTGCCAATCGACTCGAGCAACGCATCGTCCGTTACGGAAGCTTAAGCAAACACTGTATTCCACGCAGTTCTAGGTGATGACCGTACCGGCCACCTAGGATGCGGCGGATCGTGTAACCTGAAAGTCGCATCCTGTTCCTGTCGTGTTTACATTTTCGAATATCGGCCGAACCTCAAGAACACGCGCAGTAGGCATTTCTTTCGACAATCCGGCTGGCCTTCTTGAGATTCCATCGCATGCAGAGATGGGCAAAAAAGCGCACTGGGCACTCGCGGTATTGTGAGTCCTATTAGGGCAAAATCAGTTCGCAAAAACAGTCATTTAAATTGCGAACCATCCATACGGAAAGTCGAATCGATTCTTGATTTTTAGTAAATCGATAAGCGTATTGAGCAGGATTGGATTATCCAAAAATAACGCTGGAATAAGTTTTTGTCAACAATTAGTATAGACTAGCACGCCGTAGCATATTCTATCAAAAAGCGCAATCGAAATATAGTAATAGCCGGAATTTATGTCGAGTTGCAACGCACGGATGGATCTGCTTACTCAGTTTCACTGATGTGGAATAAGGAGAGCAGTCGATGCGCGTCAACGGCGGCCTAAGTCGAAACGCCCTGTTTGTTCGCAGGGCTTCAGCAAGGTGCATACCTGTCGGTGAACTGAAGGCGGTAAGATGTCGATAAACGACGCTGAGTCGCTAATATGTGCCGATGGCCTCGCGAATAAGGCGCCGAGCTGGAGGCATATCGGGCCTTCGCTCGGAAATGACTTCTACAAAGATCTTACTGAAGTCGCGACGCAGTTGATAACAGATGCCCCCCTTCGACGCTTCTGGAGTTGGATGATCTCGCCGGGATCAGACGATCGTTCCGAAATCATAGATTTCTTCTCGTATGGTTCCTGGGCTCCGCACGGTCCGCACGTTGCTGCGATGAAGGTCGCGGCGCAAGTCGCCCGTTACATTGAAATCCATAATAAGAACTACAAAAAAGACTGGAGCCGAAGAGCGCAAGGGGTAATAGCAAGTTCTTTTGTGTCGTTAGCAAATTTACCTGGCGGAAAGTATCCAATTTTCGACAAAAGTTTACTTATGACCCAAGAGAGCAGCAAGCCGGGTAATCGTTCTTCTTTAGGTGCACTAGAATGGCCAGAACTAAAAGGCCTCAGGCCAGCGGAAAAAGATGAGGTCGCCCTTGAGCTTGTTGTTCAGGCAGCTCTTGCCATTCTTGCAAAAGCAGAGGGGATATTTGCGTTTGGGCAGTCAATTTTATCGACCAATAGGCCTCCAAGGAAAGTTGATAAGGATTGCTGGTGGGCGGTAAAGAGATATCTGGAGGGAATGACGGGCCATCTTTCCAAAACTGGAAAGCTGTCGCAATCGGTCGTCGTGAGTGAAGTTAATCAGTCTGACGTCTGGGTCGTTGCCGGCCTTCGACCTGAACTCGTCGAAACCGGTTATCTCAGGGCGTATCAGGTACATGCAATCGGTCGTGCCTGTCTGGGTGCCAGCAGCGACGTCACCGTCGCAGTGAAGGCGGCTTTCTGCGTCGCGTCGGGTTGGAACAAGGAGCAGATCCAAACCCTTCCCCGAGACCCTTATGCTTTCCGATACGAGGACGCCGCAGGCATTTGCCAGGAAGCGTTCTTGGTCTCGTTTAAAAATAGAGCTGGGCATTTCGTCAACGCTCTTTTTGAGCGCGGCTTAAAGTTCCTGAAGCTGACGAAGGACCAAAATATAGCGTTCTGGGAAGAAACAGATCGCGAAATCAATGAAGCCGCCCATCTTCTTGTTCTAGGAGACGCATCCATCATGGATATGATGGATCGCTATCAAGTGCTTACAGATGCAATACGCGGTTTTGACTTATTTGGAGATTTCTCCGACAGTTTTTTCGTATGTCTCGGCCAAGAGGAGCTTACCGGCGCCGAATACAATATCAAACTGTATGGGCTGGATAGTTACTTAGGAAGAGCGGGAGTTACATACCGATCCATAAGACAAAGCTACGTCAACGTAACACGGCGAGCTACTGGCTCGCTTGCGTCAGCGCGACATCTGACCAACAACGCAGACGTCGGAGTCATCCTAACGCACTACGACGATCCCGTCATTCAAGCTGAGCTAGATGAAGGTGTCGCCTTCTGGCAAAATTGCATACAGGCTCGTGTCGTTGAGAGTGAGCCGTCGCTATCCATTCATCTGGCTATTCCGGAAGTAGAGCTAGAGTGGTTTAGAAACCTATCGGTGGCAGCCGGAATTTCGGCTTCTCTCCAAATATCCAGCAGGAATGTCAACTTGTCCGAGCCGGAAATCCTCGAGGTCGTACCAACTCCTGAATTTTTTCAGGAACTGTATCTCATAGGCCTTAGCATATTTGCGGCCCGCAGCCGTATCGGCAACGATCGATGGCGAGTTCAGGCGATACCCATCCTTGCCTACGTGAAAGCCTTAAAGAGGCATATCCGCGAAAGCGGTCTCGTGGATCGATACGCAGGTGCCGTTAGGATCGCAATGAGAAAATTACGGGCAGGAGAGATTGTTCCGCCCGCCGTTCTGATCAGCTAAATTAAGAGTCCATATCATGATCGGCAAATCGCAGTACCGAGAAGCGCTTTCAGCGATAATTATTCCGGCAAACATTATAGCTACTTCCGATGAGCTTGGGTTGGCGAAAAACGTGAGATGGTTCAACGGAGCGGATAGGGACCTAGCCCACGTCCAATGGCACATCCGGACAGCTAATCCTGAGAAGCTACGCAAGGCCGATCAGTATGTGTCGTTCAATGCTGCACTTGATTTCAGACACGGCTGGACCGGCGGCGTTACGACGTTCCAAGATGCTTTGACGATGCGTGTTGTTTGTGTCGAGCTTCTCAAAGGCAATGGAACGGCGAAGCCTGTAGCGGCCGCCCAGATCGTGAAAATCGCAGGATCTCTCGAGTGGTTGATAAGATGGAGAAACGCCGTAGGCATCCACTCAATTCGAGATCTGACTGAACAACATTACAGGCAGTTTGTCACAGATGCCAGTACAACGGACATCACAGACTTAATTCCCCTCGTCGAGCGCATCGAGATCCTCGCGGAAGATCCAGACTACAGGCTTCCGCTATATGAGCATGGCAAAAGATACCGAATGCACTGGGAAACTTTTGCACATACGCTGGGTGTGACACGCTGGAACCTCGGCCAATCTCGGAAATTCCACGAGGCATTTAGACGCAACATTGCCGGGTTCCTCTGCAAAGGCGATATCGAGCCTGGCGTGGTAGATTTTTACGTCAAACCTACTCAGGGCAGGCCTTCTGTTAAGGCGAGGCCTTTCTCCAGGGTGGGTGCTTGGGACACATTAGAACGCCTTTCGCTCAGAGGGCGATTAGAGCAAGACTATCTCTAGTTCCAACCGTCGAAGGTGGACGTCAAGCGGGATAAGTATGATGGCAAGCGCACTAAATCCCTGTTTCCAGCCGACCTTTTAAAGCTTTTTAGGCTGTCGTCCGTCTGGGTGCTCGAGTACGCACCCTACATTCTAAGATGCTTGCGAGAAAGGCAGCTCATCAACCCGGATGGAAGTAGATTTCTTAACGTGCCACTAATCGCAAGTCTAATGGCGAAAATGGATCCTCTCAAGCCTGACGGAATGCCGCTTCTAAGTCTTGGCCTCGGGCCATCATTCCCGCTCCACGAAGGTCGCCTTGCTCTTACTACCGCGCTTAAATATCTGTTTGTAGCCGCCAGTATTCTAATAGGTGGTTTTGCTGGACGCCGTCGCGAAGAAGTTGCCTCTTTGCGAGAGGAGCCGCTTTTTAAACTCAACGGCATTACTTACTTTACAATATACATTGAGAAAAGCTTAAGAGACGTCGACGGAGTACCTGTGCCAGCGTTAGTTGAAAAGGCGGTGGCGCTTTTGGAAGAGCTGTCCGCATTCGCACGAGAATGTCACCAAACTAAATGGCTTTTTCAGTTTAAGGCGGATCTTGCAGACGGCCAGCTACTCGCGGTGAATACGAATTTCGGCAATAATCTGGTTGAGTTCGTAACGTTTTGTGGCCTTGAGGCACCCCAAGGGGAACCACTTTGGAAACTCACTTATCATATGTTGCGTAAGGGCTTCGTCATTAGCTCGTATCACGGAAATATCTGGGGTAGTTTCGATGCGACGAACCGCTCCCTCCGTCACAAAAGCTCTGATCAAAGCCGCCATTATATGGACGATGAGGAAACCGGTGCCCTTTCCTATCTGCGCAACGAGGTGCTTCGTCTGGCAAGGGTTGAGGTCGAGAACTTGTCGCCTCACGACCAGAAGTATCTTGCGGATGCGAAGGAAGCCCTGACGGGACACGACAGACGACGAAGACTTTGGAATGAAGGACGGCAAGAGTTTTTTGTCAGCAAGATGATGGAGATTTACGATGGGTCTGAACGACCCATTGGCAGGGGCGCCGCCGCACTGCTTGGCCAGTTGCAGGATATGGAAGCTAAAGCCTACGCCCGAATACGCATAGCGAGCATCCCTACGAATGGGCCCGCGGACGTTCGGCAGGACATTTTGAAAGATCTTCAGACCGCAGCGGCGCACCAATTTCTGGAGCCGGTACCCGGCCTCCCTCTCTACTGCACCTTCAAGAAAGGGCAGATTGGACAGTCGCATCTAGCAAATTGTTTGGTGCGACAGGAAGAGGATCGGTCACCTTGGGGTAAGGACACGCGTGTTTCCTCCGTTGCATGGCCTGCGTACGCATTCTCGGGAGTATTTCCCTGCCTACGTTGTAGTTTTTGCGTTCTCTTTAACTCCAATCAGCAGGACGTCGAGCTCACTATAGAAGAGAGCAAGCAGGCGATTTCTAAAGCGGCAACCGCAGGCCTCGCGGCAGACGCTCAGGCATATGTTTCTAATCTCGTTCAACTGATCATCGATGCCGAGGAGGCGGTCAGTGGCAAGAGTCGTTCCTAGAAAACGTACGAAGAATATACTCCCTGAGCTTAATAAGGTTACGCGAGATCCTATCGTCGCTAAGCGCTTTCCTACCAGCGAGAAATGGGACGTCGATTTAACGACTGATCAAGTCAAAGCCCTTGGTCCAAAGGATAAGAAAGCCCGCGTTTTCGAGGCGATGTGTCGAAAGGTCGAAATCCTCGAAGACTGCGCTCGTAACCCCCAATGCTTACTGCGAGAGCCGTCTATCCCGACTAATCGCAAAGGGCTACGTGAGTGGTCCGACCCGGCAAGGGGGCTGTGGAGCTGGGTTTGGGTATCACTCGACAGTCCGTCTCATGGAAAAAACGGCGCTGTCATCGATGCATTCTTTGACGCTGTTCGAGACATAGAGAAAGCCACAGCGAGTAAGCAGTCTGGACTGAAGAGAGAGTTGAATGATCGAGATTTAATTATTCACCGTTATGAAAAACGTCTCGCCGAACTACTCCATGAGGTTCTTGAACTACGAATGCAGGTTCACACGAAGAGAGACCGGACATGACGGAAACGACATACTCAACTGCCGACTTCCAGCTTACCTTTGCAGGGAAAGATTTTAGCTGGTCGAAGCAGGTGATGAATGGCCTTCCATTATTGCGATGTCCAAATGGCCTTTTGTTTGAACCTGTATTGGCGTTTTTTGCCTTTTCTGAGTTAGAGAGCCGGGTTGCAATCAGGTCGATGAGGTTGGAGGCGTACTCCATAAGGCAATGGATGGTTTTTCTTCAAAACAAGGGGTTGTCGATTTTTGATGCTACCGACAAGCTCATGACTGAATGGAGGACAGTTCTTGGTTGGCCGGATGAACCCTTGTCAATCAGGACTAAGAAAAACAAGAAAGATACCGGTACAAAAGTTCGTATCGAACGAAAGCTGCATCATGTTTTTGAATTCTACAGGGTGCTGCCGCAGGCGATGCCGTTCATGGACGGCGGCCGACCTACGCCGATAATGGTTGCTCCGAGCAAGGGGACAATAAACTACCCTATTACCTTTGAGTTGGTTTGGAATAGTCGCAAAAAGCAACACACAGCAAGATGGGCACGCGCCACTGGCATCGCTCTGATACCAAAACCTCCAATCGCTGCTACTGAAAAAGAAGTAAATCGCCTCTATACTTACTTGAGGGGATACGCTTTCCGCGTACAGAAGCGACTAAAAAATTCACCCGAAGCACTGAAGAAGGCCGAGGTTCTTTCTGACCGGAACTGGCTTATGGCGAAAACCATGGCCGAAGGAGGTTTGCGATGTGAAGAAGTTAGTATGTTGACCGTCGATCATTTGTCGGAAGCCCTGACTGAGGCCGGAATTACAGAAGAAGTTCTCGATCTCGATCGCTTGGCGGACGACGACCATCTTAAGAGGAAGATCAAGGCTCGGATATTGTCCCTTCGAGAGGGGAAGGAATACTCATTCGTATCAGTGGCGATAACGGGAAAGGGAAGGAAGACCCGATACGTACCCTTCCCGCCGCAAACAGTATGTGATTTGTTGGACGTCGGCGTTTGGACCTGTCGAAGAAGGCAGGTGGCTGTCTGGACGGAGTTCGATAGTGAGTATCGCGCTCCCCCCTATATCTTCCTCTCATATCAGTCAAAAGGTGAGCTCGACGAGGGGTCAATCGGCGATATCATTGGGAAAGCATTCCGGAATTTAGGTATTAAAAAGAGCGCCCACAAGCTGCGAAGTTTTTTCGCTACAGTGACCGCCGCTGCTCTGCGGCGACAATATTTCGCGCAAAATCAGTATCGATTTGATCAAGCCTTAGTTAACAGGGTCATGGATGATCTTGCCAGAGCGCTTGGTCACGCAACGATTGATACCACCGTAAAATTTTACGTCGACAAGCAACTATTTGCGCATCTCACGAAGCTTGGAACGGCCGAAGCTAAGCTGTTTTCCCGCCTTTGGGACACTGTCGTCATGGGGAGGATGACTATTTCGCCTAAGCAACAGGAGATACTTCTGGGAATAGTTGAGAGATTTGGGCAGGTCGATGATCAATCATTCTTCACTTTGGCTCAGGAGGCGCTGCTTAATGATCAGCGTCTCCGCGCAGAAATAGGCGACAAGCCGGGCCTAAGGCTGGCTTAGCTTCAGAGGTCTGCACTCTATCAAGAGCGCAAGGTTCATCAAGCGCGTTCGGTACAAACTACCAAATCTTTGACAAACTCTCCTCCGTAACTGAGCTTCCCCGTCTCGGGCTGTCGCGGGGGTAAGTTGCGATTGGCTTCGATGATCTCAAGCAGTTCGGTTTTGTTTGAGCAAACTTGATACCGCAGTTGCGGCCGTCCGCGCGTAAGCGGTTTTTTCCTCGCACATTGACCAATCTCGATTGGGCTTCCCGAAAAATGCCGCTACAACATTGATGGCGAGAATGCGCCGACAGCGGTCATTCGGGTTAGCGCAAAACTTCATTTTCCCGCTCGTCGTGATTTGAGGCCGTCTTTGGAGATAGGCAGACGTTCGCAAGCTCGTTGCGACCTCCGCAGCCCGTATCACACTATGGCGAACGTTTGTCAGGAACGAGCCTCATATCGGCGGATCTTGCGAGAAACGCCTCAATCACTTTTGGAAGCTGCTGCAGCATCTTTGCTTGCGGCAACCCAAAGCGCGGCTCTGAGCGCGGCTCCGCCGAGGAGACGTGCAGCTTCGGCATAGACGGACTTCATGATCATGCCTGCGAATTTGGATATGCCGAGTCGATAGTATGCCTGTGGGGAGAGATTAAAAGTCAAACTCTTTGCACCAGTCATCGTTAAGCTGGCTTTATTGAACTGCGTGTTAGGGTCGCCATTCATGCGTGTTGGTGTTAATGGAACCAGCGTGCTCGAACGCCCTATGTTGGTGACGCGTTGAAGCCACAGACCTAAGAGAGAACTGGCCTTGCGCCCACCTTTGACTGATTTTTTTGTAGAGAGCTTTAGAGACCTGCGATCGGTCGAACTGCCCAATCTTGAGCAGGTAAATTTGATCGTGGGCGGTAACAACAGCGGTAAGACATCCGTGCTAGAGGCAATAGCAATTGCGCTTTCGCCGGTAGACGTTGTTGACTGGTCTAGCACAGCTCGAAGCAGAGAAGTACGCTCGACCTTCCCTCACGGTGATGCTCTAAATGCGCTCGACGCAATAAAATGGATGTTCCCCCATGACCCCCAGCGAGGCTTGGACCGGCCTGACCGAATTGCTCTTCACATGCGAGGGGACTGGATCGTTGACAAGCTAGTTGCTCATTGCACTTTAGTCAGAGGTATCCCGCCCGAGGAACTGTTTAGCAGTACAAGTCGTCGTAGCCAACGCAGCCGCGAGGGCACATTCGATATGGAAGAGACGGGATTGCATCTTGAGATTTCTGCCGATTTAAACCGCTCTTCAAAAAACAACTTTGAGCCATCGCTGTTCGATCCTGAGAGTCAGGTCCTTTATAACGATGTTTTTCTTTGGCCTTCCGTGGGGTTGACGCAAAAACGACGAGCGCCCCCTCGACTAAGGAAAATGTTACTTGGCCCTTACTCGCACAGAAATCAGCCTCTACTTCTGCAAAGTCTTTCAAGACTAACTGAAATGGGATTGAAAGACCGCTTGATCGGCCTACTCGTAAGTATTGACCCGGATTTGTTGGACTTCGATATCATTACGTCTGAGCCATTCGGTAAGCCGACGTTGCTGGTCGAACGAAGAAATGCAGGATTTGTGCCGATCAGCGTGCTCGGTGACGGCTTCAGGCGAGCGCTATCTATAGCCTTGGCCATGGTCGAGGCCCGAGCCGGCGTTCTGCTAATTGACGAGATTGAGACCGCTTTTCATGTGAGCGTACTTGATCGCGTCTTCCCATGGATGAACGAAATTGCAAGAGATTTGGACGTTCAAATTTTTGCAACCACACATAGCCTTGAAGCTATACAAGCAATGTCAAACGATAGGGCGTTTAAAGGAAGCCAGTCGTTGGCTGCTTTCCATCTGAGCTCCGATGGCCCTGCAAGGCGTATGTCGAAGCGATACAGCTTAGACATGTTGCGCCGATTGGTCAGGGACCGTGGGTTGGATATCAGGTAGTTATGGGAAACTCACTGCTCGTAGTTGAAGGCGTTCATGACGCCACCTTTTTTGGTCTCCTACTTGCTGAGCATGGCTTCACCAAGGTTGTGGACGTTGGTGATGTGCCGGCCGTTTGGCAGAGACTCATCCCCAGTAAGTTTCCCGTAAACGATCGGCTGGATCACGTCGTTCACTACCCGGATATGTATATTCATCCACAGAGAGCTAATAACTCTGTTGCGATCCTTGTCGCACAGGGCCAATCGCTTATCAAAGACGAGCTTAAAGACGCGATTGGTATCCTGAGATTAGATTTAATCGATAAAATCGCCATCTGCGTTGATGCCGATTTGGATGCTGCGAACGCTTTCACCGAAGTCGTTGCAACCTTTTCTGATGTTAATGACTGGGGACTCGAACAAGGAGTTTTAACTGAGGCCCTGAAGTTACCTGACCAGCCAAGCACTTTTTCCAACAGCGCGATAAGCCTTGGAGCTTTCGTATTTCCGAATAATGCTTCAGCAGGCGCGTTAGAAACTCTGTTGATTGATCTGGCGAATGAACACTTTCCAGAGATCAGCAAGCGTAGCTCCACCTTCGTAGCTGAAATAGATGCAGCTCACGACGTGTCAGATAAGCTCATGAAAAAGTTTCGGAAGGGCGGCAATCGGTTAAAAACTCACGCCGCAATAGTAAGTAATTTTCTTCGTCCTGGTTCAAACTTAGCGGTCGCAATTGAGCAGTGCGGCTGGTTGCCAGGTCACGAACACGATAGCTTGGTTCGAGTACGCGGTTTTGTTGGCGACTTCGTACGCTAAATTTAGGCGGTTACTGCGAGTAGTCTACTGAATGAGAAGGCGGGATCGGCGCTTTCTCCATTCCCAATCGCGTTTACGGTTCAGTGATAAAGGTTTCGCACGCGCTAATAGCTATCTACCAAAACGGCATGACGCGTAGGGCATGCGGTCCCCACTCCCACGCAGACCATCGGCTTCGGTCAACTAAGTAGGTCGCACGGAGCGACCTCAAAAGTTCGGTAAGCATTTCAGATCGGAACGACCGCTAAGGGCCGATACGTTAAATCACATTTCGCTCGACCTCGTCGAGCGTAGTGTCAACCGCCGGTCCGATAAAGAGGAAAGTTGGACAAGTGATCTGACTGTTCCACCGTCTAGCCGGACCAAGTGGTACCCCCTTTGCTGATATGCGAACTAATATGTATTTTGTCCAGAAATTGGTAGAAATCTGAAGAAGTTTAAAGGGTGGCGGCTGTGGCTTTTTCTATAGATGAAACGAACCGGGTCCGGCAACTGGTTGAACTTTCTGCAACAGTTGAGCCGACGGACGACCCTGACAGGTTCGATTTAAATGTCACGTTGCTCCTCCAACCGGACGAAATCGAAGTTGGAGATTATACGGTATTGGTCGGATTCTCCGAAGCGTTCGTATCGCTCGAAACTTTCGGATGTGAAGCGGACCGCGCTACAAAATTCGGTATGCGTCGCGTTGCGGAAAGCGGCGTTAGAACACAGTCAACGGAGAAATCAGTTAAGGCGACGGTAAGCAGGCAGGTTGCGCATGAGGCTGTCGTGAAAGGCAAGATATCGCTCGTCGATAACGCTCTGGAGCTCGGAGGAAAGGCAAGTGAAACGAGTTCGCAGACAACCGACGTGACACTTACAGTGAAAGAGGAGCATTCAAAACTCCATATCCCTGTTGAATCTATAGGTAACGATCGTTGGCTGATCTCGGAGGAAACGGGGAGCAACCTCACGGGTTATTATCTCAGTTACCAGCGGCTTTGCCACCTCGTGAAAAGACGAGCAGCGTCTAACCGGTTCGGGGCAAGTCTATCGTTTCGGGTTAAGAGGCGGGATATAGAGATACAGGTTGTTGATAACCGGTCCTATTTAAAGTTGAACAAAACCAAAGAAAAATTACTGGCTATTTTATTGGGTAAATTTTTCGACAGTTCGAAGGCTGAACGAGACAATCAAGCCATAACGTTTTCCGAGACGGTGATCGATGATCAAGGACAATGATTTTATCGAAATTTGCTCCGATGATACGTTCGGTAGGGCTGTCGAAAGAGTTGCAGTCAACTCCGGCAGTTTCACAGAACTCGTACACGATTGCGGACTAAATCCGCTCGAGGATTTTCGGTTCGTCAACCTCGACGAAGTTGATTTCTCGGGAGCCGATCTACGTGGCTTCGACTTTACGGGCTCGTCGCTGCGGGACACTCGCTGGACTGGTACCAAATTCGACGAAACAACGGTCACGCTCGGTGCAGATCTTACTGGTTCGGGTTTTGAACGTGAAGTCACCATTGATGAGGTAATTATTCATCCAGATGAAATTCTACGCCGGCATTGGACCGAAGTTGTCATGTGGATGGACGGCATACAGCCTGAACAGATAGACACGACGGAAAATCTTGAGAAGGTCTTAGTAACGTTTGTCAGTGCAAAAGATTCATTCATCCGTAGGACGGCACTCCGAACGCTTTCACGCTTCATGTCATTCACACAGTTACTCGCTATCCTGAGAACTGCCGTATTTGACAAGGACGACAAACAACTAATTAGTACCGCATTCGATTTGTTGAGCCAGTTCTTTCCTACTCATCAGCAGGAAGTCGTTAAGTTCACCACTCCTTTTCTGGCCGGGGAGTATGCTGCAGAAGCTGCGTCGTTCCTGGCAACGCATTTGCAGTCGCGCTTTGCGGTGCGCTCCCTAATCGAACTTATGTCTCGGAAACCCGAGCGCATTGATCGTCTACGTTTCATATCCGCTTACGTCCGGAGCAGAGGCGCGGTCTCCATGTTGATTGTAAGGGATCCTATCGAGGGGGATCCGTTTGACTTCGGATCGACGATCGATCCTTTGCGAGTGGCGCTTAGAAGTAGAGCAATCGCTAGAATGGCGTCAGAAGAGCGCCGAAATTCCCGCATTCAAGGAGAATTTCTTAGTTTCTTCAACGTGCCGCGAGAGGAAGTTGAATTTCAGGTTCTGCGTGTCCTTCGTGAGTTGAGCGCATTTGGTTTCAACTGGCAAATTCCCCGCACGGCGGAGATGTTCAGATATCAAGAAGAACGCAGGCGGGTTGAAGCTAGAGAGGGCAGGTCATACAGGGACTTCTTATAATTGCGGTGCATCGCATTCTTCGGTCGCAACGGCAACCAGAAGGCTATTGAAAGACCAGTACGGCAGCAACGGTGCTGCCGGTACAAGGTAGGCCGAAAATGACGAACGCACTGGAACTTCTCAAGTCGGCAGCAACCACCGGCAACGTTGGTGGCAAGAACCCACTCGATCTTTTTTACAGCAAAGTCGATACGCAGATTGCTTTCGCCAAGCTGGTTAGAGAAGGCAAGGCGATTAACACCCGCAGCCTGTGGTTCCGCAAGGACGGTGCAACGTATGTTGTGAGCGTCGGACGCAATGCGCTTGAGATCGCGGGCAGCAAGTTGTTCCGCGCAACGATCTCGATGGCGTTGTTGAACTCCTGACAGCGGCTAAGATGGCCGTGCAGCAGGACAAGAAGCTTCAAGCCGCCATAGCAGTCCACAGCATGGAGCGCAGCGAGCGGTTGAAGAAGGGTCGGGCGAAAGCCAAAACCCAGTAACCAAACGGTCTGATTGCGCAATCGGACTTAGCGTCACCGGAAACAGTGGGGCTTCTCCGTGTCTGGCATTCTCGCGCAGCCACACAGAAGTCGTGTACGCCGCTCGTCAGGCCCAGAGACTTATGCCGAAGCTGTCCGTGCAAGGACGCCGCGGTTAAGTATGAATAAACGGCCGGAGCGCAAGTCATCCCGCGTAGATTGGGATCTCCGAGCTCGCATGTCCCGCAAACATTGAGATCATCACGCAGGAAGGACTCATCTAGCTGTGTAGCCAAAGTCTGGATCGTGTTTTGTCGCCGTGCCGGAGAGGTTGAATGACGCTGCGCGACGGACGGCGCGCATCACTCTTTAAAGAGTAGTCCGAACCATTCCGCAAAAATCCGCAGTACACTGAAATTATTGAGAGTTTTGCAACTTCTCGACTACTCTTTTCAGCTCCATACGTCAAAACGCGAGGCGCACGGGGCATTGGCTGAACGGCAGGCTGGGAGGCACGACCCTTGCCGACGCGATCGCGGCAATCCTCTCCGATCACGGCTTCGACGACTTCGACGTGTCCGGCGTGACCGGCGATCTGACCGGCTATGTGCAGGCCGACGTCACCCCGGCGCGCTCGCTGCTGGAGCCTCTGTTCAGCGTGTTTCAGATCGACGTCAGCGAGGATGCCGGACGCTTGCGGTTCCGCTCACGGCAGGGTGCAAGCCTTGCTGCGCGCGAGATCGGGATCGTGGCGGAGGTGGAGGGCGAACCGCTGTGGTCGGAAAGCCGGGGACACGACAGCGATTTTCCGGCGGAAGCGGTGCTCGGCTTCTACAATCCGGTTCTGGACTACGAGCAGGCGAGCGCACGGTCGCGCCGCGCTACGGCCGAAAGCGAGCGGGTGGCAAGCTACGACCTGCCGGCGACGCTGTGCGAGGAGGCGGCGCTCGGGGCGGTGGAATCGGTGCTGCGGGCGCAGCGTGTGGCACGGCGCTCGATCTCCTTCACACTGCCGCCACAGGATCTGGCGCTTGAGCCTGGCGATGCGGTGCACCTTACCGATGGCCCCGACGGTATGTTCGTCGTCCAGCGGGTCGAGGACGGGGCGGTGCGGCGGATCGAGGCAGAGAGCCATGCGCCGCTTCCGCCTGGCCGGTATGACGCGGTGACGACGCGGCGCGACAGCGGGCGTTCGGCGAGCGACGCCTTTGCGCCGGTCCTCCATTTCCTCGACCTGCCGCACCTGACCTCCTCTGATGATGAAGGGTTTGCGGCGGTGGCAGCCTATTGCAGGCCCTGGCGGCGGATCGCCGTTTCGTCCTCGGCAACGACCGATGGATATCGCAGGCGGGTGATGGTCGATCGCCCAGCAAGGCTCGGCTTGCTGGTTTCGGCGCTCGATCCCGGTGTAACGGGACGGTTCGACCGCTCAAAGGTGCTCGATCTCGACCTTTATTTCGGCGGTCTCTCGTCGGCGCAGACGCTGGCGGTGTTGAGCGGCGACAACCGGCTAGCCATCCGCGCGTCAAACGGCATCTGGGAAATCGTCGGGTTTGCCGAGGCGCAGGAAATCGCGGCGGGGCGATGGCGGCTGTCCGGATTGCTGCGGGGACTGGCGGGAACCGAGGATGCGATGGCGGCCGGGAGCGCTGTCGGTGGGGCCTGCGTGGTGCTGGACGATGCCGTGAAGCCGCTCGGGCTGACCGGTGACGAGCAGGGACGGAGGCTGAATTTCCTGGCCGAAAGCCTGGGCGCCGTCGGAGGCCGATCCGGACCGCATGTGTTTGCCGGTGGAGAAAGGGCGCAGACGCCGCTTTCGCCGGTGCATATCCGCGGCGTCCGGTTGGCCGATGGCGCTGCCCAGTTCCACTGGATCCGGCGCGGGCGCGTCGATGCCGACGGCTGGGACGGGCGCGATATTCCGCGAGACGAGCCGGACGAAGGCTACCGCGTCGAGATCCTCGGGACCAGTGGCGTCGTGGTGCGGCGGGTGGATGTCGAGGTTCCGCTGTTCCTTTATCCGGCGAGCGACGAGCTTGCCGATTTTGGCTCTCAGCAGCCGAGCCTCACCCTGCGCATCCGCCAGATCGGGCAAGCCGTGCCGCTGGGCATTGCGGCGCTCGCGACGATCCACTTTTGACGGCCCGGTTTGGGTGGCAAGTTTGGATGCCAAGTTCTGACAATTTCGTGATGGGAGACAGCTATGGACGGGACAAAAGCCTGGTATCAATCGAAGACCATCTGGGGCGCGCTGATTGCCGTTGCAGCCCCGCTTGCGCATGCGGCGGGACTGGAGCTTAACGCTGAAACGCAAGGAGAGCTTACCGACATCGCGGTCACCTTTGCCGGTGCTATCGGAGGGTTGCTGGCGCTCTATGGGCGTATCGTCGCGAGCGCGCCGATCCGTCCGACGGGCAAGGGATGA